CTTTCTAGCAGGAAGCGACGAAACACGTCCTGCCCGTCAGCGCACATCGAGGCAACGAGTGATTCGACAGCAGTAATGGCCGCGTTCCCGGTCAGTTCGCGCGCCGCCAACTTCTCCAGCAGCTCTACTACTTTCTGGTCGCTGGGTACGGAAGTTTCGAGTGGCTTGGCCACTTTGTACTTCTTCACACCGAATCGAATAAATGGGTTGAGCATTAGCGAGACCATGCTCTGCTCAAATTCATCAAGGTTGGCCAGCGCCTCTTTCTTGGCGTTGGTTCCCATCGTTTTGATGGCATCCAGCTTATGCTTTAGGGCAATCAGTTTTTCCATTAATGTTTAACCTCCATCGGTAGGTCGAGAGTTTTCATGTGTTTTCTTTGGTTGCTTCTTCAATGAGTGCCGCGTACACGTCAGTGACGGGCGCAAGTGAATCGGTGGACGTGGTTTCTGGTTTGGCTGGTTCTGTTTTCTTTGTGCGTTGAACCATACTGTTAATCGTCATGGTGTTACGCTTCCGGGTGAGCGTTCTGGCATGGTCGTTTTGCTCTTCTACTTCTTTGATAAGCGCAGCCATATCGATGAAGTAGAGCTGTTCGCCTTTTCGAATCTCTTCGACCATCATCTTCAGTGCCTGACATTTGCCAGCAGCAATGGCCGCAGCGCAGGATAAGAAAGATGTAGCCGGAAGACGCTTCTCTTTGTAGGCGAGGATGGTGTGTTGGCAGACTGTATAGCTGCAATGGGTCTCATGACCGTTTATCTTCACTTCCGGGCAGCGCAGCGAATAACCGTTGTTTCCGGAGATAGACGGGATTTTCGACAAATCTGTTCTTGTGGACATACTTCCAACCATAGTCGTGTACTTACTTATTAAGCGCAGTTTAAAAAAGCCCCACCAGGGGGCTAAATGGTTTATCGAGGCTTACCAGGTCGCCCAGCAAGTCATTTTGTCCTGAGCGGCTTCGAACCGGTATGGCTCCAGTAAATCATTGGCATGGTGGACGGCGTAGGATTTTGCCTCCTGTTTAATCATCGGTAACTCGTTGGCCAGACGTGCCACCTGCCCTGCAAAACTGGCGAGCACCCCGTCACATGTCTGACCCGCGTCGACAATGATGCGTACCATGTCTAAGTCGCTGCGGCACATATCGCAGATCATGCCGTATTCAACCTCACGAATTCGCTCAACGACTTTTTTGGTATCGCCATTGACTACCAATTCCAGCAAACCAGGTGGGGTTGTCAGATCTGTAACACGCTCGGCAACATCAGGCAGTTCGACAATGCTCAGGAACGCCGCGATAGACGGGTCATCCTCTACACCAGCCCTGTCTTTGATCGCTCGAAGAGTCGCGTCGACAATATCCTCAAACCGTTCACGTGCATCGCATACTGCCTGGTTGGTGTAGACAACGCGGCCGTCGTACCATGCACCGACATGCACTTCGACCGTTGCGTCTTTCATCTTGCGAGTGAATCCCACGAGTGCTGCGCGTTTCTGCTTAACACCAGGTAGCTCCGGGGAATCACCAAAACGAACCCAGACCCGCATGTATTTCGAGCCTTCCGCAAGAGGTGCGGCGCTCACAGACGTGGCGATGTGCTCCAGCGCAGTCTCGATCGCCTCATCGATAATCTTCTGGCGCCCTTCTGTATCAATTTCTACGCCTGATTTGTCGATGATTTCGGTAACGGACTTCTGTATATCTGCTTTCATAAAGGTTCCTCAATTCCTTCGTCTCGCATATTCTTACAGAAAAATAAGTATGTATCTACTTATCATTATAGGCACCTATTCTTGTTGCTAAAAGATGTCCTTTATCCTGTCCAGTTGTAGCAGCCAGGTCACTTCTATATGATTTCAGTTAGCTTATACGTTAAACACACAAGGCTTAGGCTATGACAACGTTGTCCAAAAACGTGATGCAACACAGGAAGGTATTGAAAGAAACCGGTTTGGCGTTTGCCAAATCAATACCGCTTGTTGGACCTCATATTGAGGCAGCTGAAAAAATGTTCACGTTATTCTCAGAAATAAATGCTACAACTTGTCGTGATCGATTCAATCGTTACATTATGGGCATTGGTGAAATTTGCGACGATGAGGTCGATATCTCAAGAGAACACTTTTCGGCGTTAGTCAAAAAGCTCGTGCTTGATGATGAAGACAAGAAAACAGAATACTACGTCCGATTGACGGTAAACCTAGCCCGCAGTAGCCTTAACGACGATGAACGGCTGTTTTTTATCCATGTACTGAGTGAGCTAACCTGCTCTGATATTGATTACGCCCGTAAGTTATATGTTTCCACGAATGTCCCCGTTAAAGGTTTTAAGACATCGGAATCTGCTCAACTAAGTATAACTTCTTCCAAAAAAGCCATGTCACTAAGATCGCTCAATAAACTTATCTCTTCGGGACTTGCTTACGAGAATAGAACGGGTGATGTCAAAGCAAATCCGGGCTACAAACTAACAAGCGATTTTGAGCGTCTTTTGGGGTTCATTTTCCATCATGACGATCTACAACCTACGGCCTTGTCCATTGAATCGAAAGAAGAATTCGACGTCATTATTATGGACAGCGGCTTTAGTTGCAACGGCTTATATCCAAAAACTATCTATCACCAGCTTCGTGCTGCGGGGATTAAAGTTTGTATTGAGAAAAACGAAAACTGCATTTCCAACAAGTTAGCAAAGTTCTTTATTTGTGCAAGAACAGCAACCGCAATGAATGGTCAAGGGCAATGGAAAAATTTTAGCGAAATTAGTGTCCTCAAGAACTTAGATAGCCGAAAGAATAGCTTTATTGATAGTGAGTTCAAAGAGATAGTCGACCGCGAACATTTTTCAACTAGAGACGACGATTCGTCATTCGATGCAAGTAAGCTAAATACCGCTCTAAATAATGTGGCTGCGTTTGTTCTGGGGCGACTATCTCTTTCTATCTAAACTTATATTAACGCCTTAATTCCCAACACCTTGCTTTGTAGTTCCAGCTGCTTGGAGTACGGCTTGGCACGATAATAGGCTTTGAGGATCTGTTCTGGCGTCGCGTCGCCAGGGTCGAGACCTTCTTCGCCCAGAAAGGCCACTTTGACAGTTAGTCCGATGCTGGTGAGACGTTTGGCTGCCGACATGGTGTTGCGGATCGCTTGCTTTTCGCTGTCCCACATCATGATGACGTTGCGTAATCCATGCGCCTTGAGCGTCAGGAACGCGCCCAACTGATCTTCAGCATCCTCATTCATATTTCCGGATAAGTGCATCCCGAACGTGCCAATTGGTTCCACGTAATCCCGCAGCGTCTCTTCGTCGAAAATGGCACGCTTCACGCCCATTACGTCAAATGCACCTTCACACACAACGACCGTTTGTTTTCCGACTGCGTTGTGGCCGTTGTAGAGAAACTTACCTGACGCCGGCAACTGCATGGGGAAGAGATAACGGCGTTCTGCTGCACCGGTAATGTCACGCCCCTGGAAGGTCTTCATCACGCCATCCAGATCGTAAACCGGTATCAGGATGCGCATATCAAACACCTGCCCTTTGACCTGGTCTGTGTACGGATCGACGTATGCGTGCTTGCCTTCTACGCAGTAACGCAGATCAAAGTATTTGGCCAGTTCCGGGGAAATATGGCGTTCCACCAGATAATCAGGAAGACGACCGTCAATAGGGAGTGCGTAATGACGTGGAAGTGCCACTGGCCCCTCCAATTCAACCTTGCTGGCCAGCACGAGCTCTTCCTTCTTCGGCGCCCATCCTTGTGAAATCAGCGCGTTCTGGACGTACTCTTCAAAATCGCGACGTGATTTGCCGCTGTAGTGCTTGAGGAAGACCAGCTTGTTGAACTGAATCTCTTCTGGATGATCACCAGCAAAGCATTTGCCGACGCCATTGGTCAGGTTGAAATAAACCTTCCAGTTAGAGCTACCGCAGACCGGGCACTCCTTGATGTTTACCTCTCGTCCACGAGTACTGACGCCACCACGACGATAGATGATCCCCTCCATATCGAGCCATTGCTCAAAATCCAGCTCGGTCAGTAATTCTTTCAAGTCGCTCACGTTCTTAACCCTACTTTTTGCAGGTAGTTTCTTGATAAGCCTTAGTATTTGAATACCATAAAGGCTCATGTGTTTTTTCTTTTGTGGCTTTGGCAAAAGAGAAAATTTGTTCTCTTATGGAGACCGGCGTGGGAGCGTTTCCCCACGCCTTCTTTTTAGAGGACGTCCAGAATGCGCTCAATAAAACGCATTTGTTCAAGATTCTGTTTAACGCGAATACTAACTCCGCCCTTCTGGTTACGTGAGCCAGCGAAATAAAGACGCGCTTCGCCTTTCGCTTCTTCCTCTTCCGTTTTGTTGATAGTGATAACGAGGTCAGCGATACGCACCTTCTCGATGTTGTCGGCGGCGTGCATCATTGTGGCCACCTCGGACGCGCCACCTTCCCTGTTAGTCTGTGATGCCGTTATACCTGCTACGTTATGCTTATCATATAGAGCTCGAAGGTCTGTGTAGATGCTACGAACATTTGCGCGATCATCACGCAAATCGTAGCTTGCACGCATAAGATCGGCATAGTCGACGACAACCATATCCGGAACCATGCCGTTAGCTTTCATACTGCTTAACATGCGATCAAGATCTGCAGGTGACATACTTCCAGATGGTCTTTCAACAATCCACAAGCTTCCAATGCCTTTTGTCGCGCCAAGCTCCGCCAATTTGCGATGTACATCATCTCGACGCTCGACCAATTTGGACATTTCTGTTTCAGACAACCGCGCATCGAAACGGTCAGACAATATCGAGGTATGAACCTCTAAAGACAAATACAGGACGTTGTAGCCGGCTAGAGTAGCGTTGATGGAAAACTCCCCCATTGCGGTAGACTTACCTGACTTGGCAAAACCCATGAAAAGTACCATTTCACGTCGCGCCCACCCTTTTTGATACAGCATCTTATCGAGTAAAGGTATACCTGTTGTGATGCTGTTAGGTACATAGTCGTCTGATGACTCATACTCACGCGCCTTATAACGCTCACATGATTCAGCAAGATAATCATAAATGCCGGTAGCTTCGTTAGAGCCGATTTGCTGCACTTTGGTCATTATCGCCATCGCGCCCTGAAAATCGCCCTTTTCCTTCATCTCAGCAGCCTTAATCAGCGCGTCGTCAAATGCTACACTTTTGGCGAATGTTGCCACCTGGTCAACCATGTACGCAGTGTCTGATAGCTTCTCAGCAAGAATACGCTTAAATGTCTCGACAACATCAGGGAACAGTTCTTCGCGGATCGTTTTATCACGTTTGGCACGTTTGAGCATATCCAGTATTGCCGACGACGATGGTGCGCTTTTGTACATTCTGTAGTAGCCGGACACCATGTTTACCAGAATGGCGTTTGCTGCATTAGAAAACTGGTTTGGTGCAACCAGATCTCCGGCACGAGTCAAAAACTCATGATCGCGACAAAAATAGGCAGCAAGTCGGTTCTGGAAATCGTCGTCGAACTCTTCAGATAACCCTCGTCCTGTATGGCAAAGTTCGGTCATGTGCTTTCCTTTAATGTTTTAATAATTTGTTTTCTGATACTAAAAATTCTTTAGAGGGGATCAACAAGACGCCTTGCTTCTTCCAGTTCTTCCGGAAAATTGGCAATAATTACCCGCTCAGGCACAAGTTCCATCAACCATACTGCGGAGAGAATGATCCGGATGCGTTTGGCTCGCGTAATGCCACGCAAACGCTCCAGAACCCATTCGAAATAGCGTTCTTGTATCGGGTCATGCTGCATGTCTCCCATGTGTTTAAAACTCACCAGTGAGTCATCCAGACGCGTCTCGTAACGTTTGGCTAATTTCTTCTCAAATATTTCCACTAACTCCGGTTGCCATAGATGTTGAGGGCGTGGCAATTTGTCCCATAAGCGTCTTGCTGCCGCTGACAGAACAGTGGATATGAAGTAGTCGTATGAGCAACAGTACCTATCTGCAAACTGTCGTGCTTTCCAGAGAGAGGTTTTATTAACTGTAGACAACTCCTGATACGGCAGACGTTTAAGACCTGTCGTATAAATAGCCGTTTCAAAATGCTCTCGACCGTGCGACAACATGATGTAGGAGTACTGGCGCTTGTATGCTTCTGTAAAAAGGCAAGTGGCCATGAGTGGGTGCATGTCGCGATAATCGAACCACTTTGTTTCATACAGATTAGCTTCATCTTTGCATCGTGAGAGACCGATATTTTCGGCCACCCACTTGTCCATAACTACGGTGCTCCACTCGGTCATGAAGTCATACTGGTTGTTATCAATAGTGTTAAAGAAAATCTGACTCATGCGATCGCCCTGTTTGATAGGTAGATACTTACTTATCGTAGTGAGCAAATCATAGCGACTGGAGACAGCTTTTGGAAGTGGCAACTAAAGGGAATGTGTCTGGGAAGTTGACATAGAAAAGACCTGCTTCTGTATAAATAATAATAAGTAACTTAGTATTTATATACAGAAGTAGGTTCTGAACTCAATGTACCCACAAGATTCTGAGTACTGTCATGAAACACAAAAAAGTGCATAATCCTTTCTAAACCTCAACAAAAGGCGACATGATGATATTGTACAAATACATCCCAGAAGAAACTTTAAAACTGTTTTTTGATCATGACGCAACCAGCTTCAAATTTACTCCAGTGGGTCAGTTCAATGATCCCTTCGAAACATATGGCGTATCGTTGGCTTCAGAAGACAAAGACTCGCTAATGCATTTGACCTTGCGCTCAAAAATAAACTCTGACCTTGCCAGTGTATGCTTATCAGAATCACCATTAGAAGTCTTAATGTGGTCTCACTATGCACAACATCATAAAGGTTACGTCGTAGGCGTCGATACCGAATTAGCCGGTTTTGATGATGAATCTCTTTGTTTAGTAACCGCGAATGAAGGGAATATCGACTACCTTGATGAGAGAGACAAAACAAGACTCATAGTTTCCGAC